AAGGGCCTCTTCCGATGCAGGGGCCTCCTATGCCGGCAGAGTTCGCTGTGCAGGGCTACACGAAGGGCCTTGGCAATGCTGGCCCCGGCGCGCAGGCTTACGCCGATCAGTTCGCTGGCGGTGACTTGTCAAAAGTGCGTTCTCGGCTCATTAACGTAGATGGGCAGATGGTGAACGACTATTACACACGGGGCCTTCTTGATGCTCCTGCGCCGACAGGGCCGGTCGCTCCTGACGCTTCTTCTGGCGGCTATGGTCCGCCGCAGCCGGGGCTGCTGCAAAGCATCTTCGGCGGTCTGTTTGGCGGGGGTCGATAATGGTTGACGGTCTTCTCGATTTTTTCACGGGTGGCGGCGACTACGCCGATCAGACCAAGATCGACCCGCGCTATGGCGTGCCGATGTCTGATGTGCGTCAGGCTGCATGGAACTCGATCGGCAACATGAGCGCTCTGCTTCTTGCTGCCGGTCAGCCTATGGCTCCACAGCAACGCGCTGCGTACCTCGCGCAACTTGGTCAGGCTGGCGGCAGCTTGAACACTGATCTCTACAACGCTTCGCAGCGGCGTCTGATGATGGCTCGCGCGCAGGAGCAGCAGCAGGAGAGCGAAGAGAACAAACGCCTCGACGCGATCCTGAAAGACCCGGCGCAGCTGCAAGGTCTTGGCATCAACCCGCAGCAGGCTCAGTTCCTTGGTCGTGGCGGCGTGCGTCAGCTACTTGCGAACCGCATGTCGCAGTCTCCTGAAGCATTGGAAGCAAAACGTCTTGAGCTTGAACAGGCGCGCTCTGCTGCTGATCTTCGTCAGCAACTGATGAAGTCGATTGATGCTGATACAAAACTAAACGATCAACAAAAGGTTTTGTTTAAAGCAAATCCAGAACTTTATGCAAAACGCTTTGCTCCTCCTGCGTGGACACTTATGACGGCAGATGAAAAAGCGGCTATTGGTTTAAAACCAGAGACACCCGCTTACATGACACCGGAAGGTCCGAAGGTTCTCGGCGGAGGCGGAACGACAGTCAATATCGGCGGAGATACCGATGCCGATACGAAGATGCGAACAGAATTGTCGAAGGACGAAGGCGCACGCCTGAGCAAGTTGCAGGCTGCGGCAAACGTCGCAGCCGGTTCGGCGCAGGATTTCGCAGTCCTCGACGAATTGATTGGCATGGCTCCGCAAGGGCCTGTCACGGGTCGCCTCGCTCAAACCTTCCCCGGCGTTTCGTCTGCTGGCGTGCTGTTCAACTCCTTTGTGCAGCGCATCGCTCCGTCGCTGCGTGTCGAAGGTTCTGGCGCAACATCAGACATTGAGTTTGAGGGGATGCTCCGCAGTCTGCCTGCGCTTCAGAACAAGCCGGATGCAAACCGTGCTATCGCTGAAGTGTTCAAGCAGAAGGCTGAGATCAACATCAAGCGCGGCGACATCATCACGCAGTATCAGAACGGCGAGATCGACGCGAAGACGATGCGGAACCAGCTGACGGCTCTGAACCGTCAGAGTATCTTGTCGCCGCAGATGAAGCAGATGCTTGGTGAGATGGGCGGAACGAAGCCTGTCGCTGGCGGCAACGTCACGCAGAACGCTGATGGCACATATACCTACCAGCCGGGAGGCCGCTGATGGCTGAAGACCTCGTTCCTGCCTATGGCCCGAACGGCATCGTCGTAAAGGTTCCGCGCGGCACTCCGCCTGAGAAGGTGAAGCAGATCATCGAAGAGATCGCGGGGATGCAGTCGGCGCAACAGCCGACTTCGTCCGTGATGGGCGATGTCGTCGGTCGCGTCGGTATCGGTCAGGGCCTGATGATGGGCTATGGCGACGAGGCTGAAGCCTTCCTCCGGTCGAAGCTGCCGGGTGGCCGGCCCTACGAAGAAGAGCTTGCTGACGTTCGCAAGAAGATTGAGACGACACAGCGCGAGCGCCCGATCGCGGCGACGACAGCTGAAGTCGGCGGATCGGTTGCGCCTGTCCTTGCATCGCTTGCTGCAATCCCGTTTTCTGGCGGCGCATCAGCTCCTGCGGCTGGTGCTGCTGCCGTTCGCACAGGGACGCTCTTCAGCAACCTTGTGCGTGGGGCAGGCCGTGGTGCTGCGATCGGTGGCGGTCAGGGTCTTGTCGAAGGCTTTGGCAAGGGCGAGGGCGGCTTTGAGAACCGTGCAGAGCGTGCGCTTGGTGAAGGTGCTGTCGGCCTCGGTGTCGGCGGCGTTCTCGGCGCTGCGGCTCCTGTCGTGTCGTCTGCTGTCGGCAACCTCTTCGCTTCGCCGGCAACACGCGCTCAGAACCGGATGCTCGACGTTCTCGGTGAGCAGGGCGTCAATCCTGCGGATGTCGCCGCAGACTACGCACGCCGGCAGGCGCAGGGCGTGAAGCCTGAGATCATCGCTGATATGTACCCCGGCAGCGCCGTGGCTGGCGAAAGCCGGCGCGTGCTGAACGTGCCGGGGGCGAACCGTGCCGAGATCACGGAGCAGCTGGTCGGTCGCATGGACGAGCAAGGCCAGCGTGTCGCGCAGGCTTTCGAGAAGGCCACAGGAACGAACCAGAAGTTCTTCCCGGTCCTCGATGATCTTGAGAAGGTGCGGAAGGCTGATGCAAAGCCTTTCTACGACGCTGCGTATGCCACACCAGCACGCACGAAGACGCTTGACGAATTGATCCTGCGTGCGCCGGACAATGCGTTTGAAGAAGCGCAACGTGCCGCACGTTACGAAGGTCTGGTTTTCCCGAACCTCGTCGCTCAGAACAAAGATGGCGCTCGCATGATCGTCGGTGACTACACGGTCAAGGATGTAGACCTTGTGAAGCGTGGTCTCGACCGGATCATCGAGAACAACACGGATGCGATCACAGGCAAGGCAAACAGTGAAGCGCGTCGTGCGACGACGCTGAAGAACGCGATCCTCAGTGAAATTGACAGGCTATCTCCTGAATACGCGCAAGCACGTTCAGCGTGGGCAGGTCCGTCAGCCGTGATGGAGGCTATGAAGTCAGGTCAGCGCCTCTTCAACGAGCGCGCAGAGATCACAGCACGCGACATTGCCAAGCTAGGTCAGTCCGAGAAGGAAGGCTTCCTTATTGGCGCTCTGGATGCCGTCAGCCAGCGTATCGGTCGCAAGATCGAGGGGCAGGATGTGACGGGTGCGTTCCGCTCTGGCAATGCCAAGCAGCAGATCGAAGCGGCTCTCGGCGCAACCGGGCGCGATCCTGCCGAAGTAAAGTCAATCACGAACGCGCTCTTCGCTGACATCGAGCGCGAAGCGATGATGGCAAACACGAACCGTCAGCTGCGGTCGATCTCGCAGACGGCTCCTCTATTGGCCGAGGATCAGGCATTTCGCCAAGGAATGCGTGCGACAAGCGGCGTGCTGCGTGACATGCAGACAGGCGGCATCAGTGGCGCTGTGGCTGGCATGTTCCAGCGTGCAGGCGATCGTCTGGCGACCGGCCTGACGGAGCAGGGCGCGCAGCGCACGAACGCCGAACTCGGGCGGATGCTGTTCCAGAACACGCAGCCGGGTGTGCAGAACGTCATGGACGAACTGACGCTCCGTGCGATGCAGCGCGGGCGGTATGCTGTGCCGCGTGCCTTGGTTCCCGGCCTGCTGGCTGACCCGCTGACTGACACGGTGATGCCGTCACGCTAATCACCCGTTCACGACCTTGTCGATGCTGTCGGCCAGAGCCTGATCGTCGCCGGTCAGGACGCCGGCATAGACGGCGAGGGTGACTTCGACGTTCGCATGGCCGAGGCGTTCTGAGACGGCCTTCAGCGGCATCTTCTCGCGTAGGAGATGCGTGGCGTGCGCGTGGCGCGTCGAGTGCAGGCAGTAGCCTTCGTCAAGGCCAATCGCGCGCAGGGCGTCCTTCGTGGCGCTGGTCATGTAGGCCAGCGTCGGACGATCGCCCCACACGGTTTGCAGGACGTGCTTGTCAGGCTTGCCAGCTGCGGCCTTCAATTCTTCCCACAGCGACTTCGTCATGCGGATCGAGCGGATCGACTTCGCCGTCTTAGGCTTCTTCTCGTACTCGCTAGCGCCGACGCGAACGACCGTGCGACAGACGTGAATGATGCCGGTCTCTAGGTCGATGTCGGACCAGCGCAGGGCGCACATCTCGCCCCGGCGCATCCCCGTGGCGAGCGCCAGACGGATCATGCGACCAAGGAAAGGCTTGTCGGCGGCGTAGGCCAGCAGCGCCTTGATGTGGCGCTTCTCGAGCGGCTTGCGGGCCTCGCTCTCGCCCTTCGGAGCGGAGACGCGCTTCATGGGGTTCTTCGTCAGGAGACCGGCTTCTACGGCCTGATTGAACATCGCCTTCAGGTGGTGATGCGTGATCGTCATCGTGCCGGCGGCAACCTTGCGGATGCGCGACAGGTAGAAGTTCTCGATGTCGTCTGACGTGATCGACTTCAGCTGACGGGTGCCATAGTCGTCGATGAACGGCTTGATGAGGTTCTGCTGGCTTTGCAGCGTCAGTTCGCTGATCTGCTTCAGGCCGAGGCGTTTGTTCTGCCATTTCGTCCAGTGCATCTTCACGGTGTCGTCCGTGATGTGGACGAGATCGCCGCTGCGGTGATCCTTCAGGATTTCGACCTTGCGGGCCTGCGCGTCGAGTTCCGAACCTTTCAGGGTCTCGGTGCGGAACTTCCGCTGGCCGTTTTCCTTGGTCTCGATGCGGATGCGCCAGACGCCGGGAGCGCGTTCAAACAGGGTGACTTTCATGGGGTTCTCCTTCTCCGTTACCCCGAAGAATAGTTGCCTTGTGTGCTAGACGCAAGCGGTTTGTGTCACAGGCGCAGCTATGGCATAAAAGCCCTATCTAAAAGGGGCTTTCGGCATGGTTGGCATCTTGGACCTAAACCCGTTCGAGGATGAACGTAGCCGCCTCTCGCGCGCGCTCGGCGGCAAGGCTGATCCGAACGACTTCCTGAAGGCTCCCGAGGTAGGAACGCAAGGTCTCGGCACGCTGTGGGCCTCTGCGATCGGCGGCAAGCTGGCGAAGGACACGGCAAAGGCAACAGCTGAAGGCGTCCAGTTCATCGACGACGCCATGCGTGGCCGCATCTCTCCGTATGTATTCGATCCAGAGACCGGCGAACGTCTCCCGAACCCTGCTTACTCTGACGCAATGATGGGCGTGGCGCTGAACATGGCGACCCCGTCATTCACTCGATCGGCGCTGCGTGGCGGTGCCGTCGATCCGAACACGCTCGGCATCTTCGGCACGACAGACGCACGGCGTGCGCCGATGGAAACGCTCGACGCTGCGAAGAAGATGCAGAAGGAGGGCGCGAACCCGAACGACATCTGGCGAAGCACAGGATGGGGTTTCGATCCGACAGACCAGAAGTGGAAGTTTGAGATCGACGACAGCGCATCGCGCGTTGCAGATCAGTTTGCTCGACGCGATCGTGGTCGCGGTTTTGAAGAACGCGGCAAGGTCAAGACGGTCGGTGAGGCTTACGACCATCCAGAGCTATACGCGAATTATCCAGACGTTCGATCGACGCCGCTGGTGATGAACCGCGACGTGCAGAACAGCGATGTCGTTCGCGGTCTTTACGACCATCGCAACAAGACGATGGATGTGCGTCGTGGCATGGACGATGCGCTGATGCGATCAACGCTCGCGCACGAAGCGAACCATAACGTGCAGGGCATTGCCGGCATGACGCGAGGCACAAGCCCCGAAGCTGCCGGCTCATACGAAGCCTATCGCTACAGCCCCGGCGAGGGTGGGCCGTTCGGCTCGTATAACGTCGAGAAGCGGCTGAGAATGACGGCAGACGAGCGCCGTCGCACAACGCCTTTCGAGACTGCTGACGCCGGCTTCAGCGGGCGGTTGCCGACAGGTGATGCGCCGTCGATGTCGATGATGCCGCAACCCGGCATCCTAGACTTCACGGGCCAGTATTCGCCGCGCAGCGGGCTGCTCGCGCCCGGTTCTGGTTACACGCCTGTTCCCGGCAAGCCGGGTGTCGTGACGATCCCCGGTGTCGGTCAGGTCGAAGCGCGTCCTGTCGGCATCCTCAATCAAGCTGCCGAAAACTACATGACGAAAATCGGCAGACCGGGCGAGCATCAGGCGAAGGCGTTCCCCGAGTTCGACGAAGCGAAGGCGACACGCATCGCCAATGCTTTCGAGGCGATGCCGCACAACCCGGCTGATCCTGCTGTGAAGCGCAGCTACGACGCGCTGATCGACGAGACGATGGCGCAATATCGCGCGCTGAAGGATGCAGGCGTAGACATCAAGTTTCTGAAGGAAGGCATGTCTGACCCCTACGCGAAGTCGCCGGCAATGGGCTACGCCGATCTCGTTAAAAACAACCGCCTTTATGTGTTCCCGACTGACTTCGGCTTCGGATCAAACGCAGCCTTCAATCCTGTCGATAATCCGTTGCTGAAGGGTGTCGGTCGGATCGGTGACAAGCCGAACGCGGTGGCGAACGACGCCTTCCGCGCTGTGCATGATCTCTTCGGACACTTCGCCCCCGGCAACCCGTTCTTCCGTCACAAGGGCGAAGAGCGCGCATGGAACACTCACGCTCGCATGTTCTCGCCGGAAGCACGCGGAGCCATGACGACAGAAACACGCGGTCAGAACAGCTGGCTGAACTTCGGTCCCTATGGCGAGTTCAATAAGACGGCATCCGGCGCTGACACGAAGTATGCAGACCAGAAGATCGGCCTGCTGCCTGAGTGGGTCTGGCGGGACGAAGAGTTTCGTTGATTTTCTAGCAGGCTCTGCCATCCTCCTCTGAGGGTCGAGCGATGCTCCCCTGCGTGCGTGACCTCACGCTCGGGGCCTGCGGTGTATCTCCTCTCCTCCCGACGCCGCAGGCCCCACCCCATTTCGGGCCACTCTCTCGAAATTAATGCTTGCGTCTAGCGTGCAAGGCGTTAGGTTTGTCTCAAGGCGATCGACGCGATCGCCCGACAAATGGAGAGAGAAATGGAAATCCTGAACACCAAAGTCGGCCTCGACACTTACGGCAACAAGGTCACGGTCAACCTGATCCTGATCCCTGCTGGCGAGCCGCACATTCCTTCACCGATCGTCCGCGACTACGACACTTTTCGCGTTTCTTCGCGTGTCAATTCCGATCCGTCTTCGCATGGCCGTCTCTACAAAGATCGTGCTGAAGCCGTCGCGCACTTCGATCGCATCACGCTCGCGTAAGGGAGGATCACATGCGCCCGCTCACACAAGGCGAACTCATCAATGCTGTGCAGGCCATTCGTGGCCGCACTGATCTCTCGGAGCGCGAGCGCGCTCGTCGTCTCAACTCGTTAATGGAGCAGACCCGTGGCTACAAATCGAATGTTCGAGCAGACGCGGGCGGTTCTTATGGCGCGCGCTGCAATCGCGGAGCGCAATCGGAAGCAGAAGGAGGAACCCCGGTTTATCAAACGTCGCACGAAATCCGCGTCCCCCACATCCTCTGGATCGCTCTCTTCTGGTCGATCGTGATGATGTTCGTCGCTGAAAACTTACTCCCGTAACAGAAGGAACTCTATGAATGTATCCCGCACAGATCATCGTCGAAGCTCTCACCAAGGCCGGTTCAATTCAGGCGCTCGCTGATCGCGTCGGCGTCTCCGATCAGGCTGTTCGCAACTGGCTGAACCTTTCCTGCCATCCGACAGACGCACGCCTGAAGCAGTTGATGGCGATCTCGACCGGCCTGCCTAAGCCTCTGTCGTCATGGGAGCAGCGCCAGAAGGAGATCGAAGAGAACTCGCGCTTTAAGCCGCCCGTCATCGAGAAGCCGCTGCACGTTGATCCGAAGCCGCAACCTCGCAAGGCTTGGAAGCAGAAGGTCGAGATCACGCGCATCCATCCAAACGCTGACTTCGCTTTCGGCGTCACGGACGACGCGCTCATCACATTCATCGTGCCGCACGTCGCAGATAAGTTGAAAGATGCAGGCTTCGAGAACGGCGACGAGGTCACGCTCGTCGTGCGCGAGAACGAGCACCACGCAGCCGATCTCTACGCCTTCAAGTGGATCGAGGACGACGAAGATGGCTATTGAGATCAAGCGCAACGATGACGGCACATGGACCGTCTACTATTTCGGCAAGGAAGAAGGCTTCATCGAGCCGATCCGCTACAACAAGAATGATCGCTCGTATCGAGCGGTCACTGTTCACGGCAGGCTCACACATACCTACACGCTCGAAGGTGCCAAGCAATTCGTGATCGAGAACTACGGATGAAACAGGATTTCGCAGAACACTACAAACAGGTCCGCGCTCGCCTCAACAAAGGCGCGCAGATCAAGAAAGTCGCGCCCCCGAAGCCGATCGAAGATTACGTTATGCCTCGCCCGCAACCGGAGGTATCGGAAACGGAAGAGCAGAAGCAGCGCCGCAGGCTGAAGGGGTGTCCTCTCTCCATGCGTCGTCAGGCTCTCATCCTTCCCATCCTCGAAGAGTTCGACACGACATGGGAAAAGCTATGGGAAAAAGATCGTCGCGCCGTGATGCACGCGCCGCGACGGAAGCTGTGGCTGAAGCTGTGGGAGGACGGCATGTCGATCGCGCAGATCGGTCGCTTTACGCAGCGGGATCACACAACGGTTCTGTGGGGTTTGCGCGTACTCAAGAAGGAACAGTCAGAGGGAAAGAAATGCACTACCGCGACACGCTAAAGATTGCCATCGACACGATGGACGAGAGGCAGAAGAAGTATGCCTCGCCAGAAGTCAACTTCGCCCGCATCGCATCGCTGGCGTCGATCCTACTGAACCGCAACGTGTCGCCGTATGAGATCGCCATGATCCATCTCTGCACGAAGCTCGGCAGGCACATCGAGACGCCAACCTACGACGACAACATCGTCGATGGCGTCAACTATCTCGCCTTCGTCGGCACGTTCGCCGGACAGCACTTTGATGGTCTCGGAGAGGTGCGCCGCGTCGAGGTCGTCAAGGGCATGGAAGAGGCGCTGAAGCCGATCCTGACCGAAGAGGAATTGAAGTCAGTGATGGAGGCGGCGAAGTGAACAGTCTCATCGAACGGTTCGAGTTTCTCGCGCGCACGTCGCAAGACCCGACAGACGCGCAAGGCTTCAGGGACGCTGTCGAGGCGTTCAAGATGTGCCAGCGCGCGCTTGAGTTTTACTCCTGCAACTGCGCGCTGCCTTGCACGGAGAAGAACTACAAGGAAACACTCTGCGGCCTTCGGGCTAACCGAACCTTGAAGGCGATGGCAGATGGACGCACAAACCATTAACGCAGACTTCGATGCCGATCCGCGTGTGCGCGCAGCGCAGATTGCTAATGTCGTCATCACGCTTGCTGAACGGATCAGCGAACACACAGAAACTCCCGCCTGCGGGGTCTTTCAAGAAATCGTGAAGGGCGCGATCGGGGGAATGTACGTCAATGGACACGATGCCTGCGCCGAGGCTTTGCTGAATGCGCTGCTCGATGTCGCTGAAGCATCTACAACCAGCATCAACTAGAGGAGAGAAGTGATGCGTAAGTTCCTAACAGCCTGCGGCCTCGCCGTGTTCCTGCTGGCTCCGACGATCGCCGTCGCCTGCTCGACAGTTACATACATGGTCAACGGCAAGACGATCGTGTGCGTGACGTGCTGCACGAACGGCAACAACTGCAACACGGTCTGCTCCTGATGCTGAACGGGTTCAATCATTGGTTCTCGTCTGCCAAGAAAGGCGAACGGTATACCTACCACACGGGCGATCTTGCGTTCGATCGGTACGTTCCTCTTGCGAAGGAGCCGACGCCAGAGAAGCGCGAACTCGGCCTGCTGGCTGACATGGCATACGAACTCTATGTCCAGCGCGAAGTGCTGCTGGTGCAAAAGAAGATCGACTTCAAGGTCTACGAATATCAGGCGGTGAAGATATGAAATGGACACAACGCTTCCTCGATCTCGCGGCGCATGTCGCCGCGTGGTCGAAAGACCCGTCAACGAAGGTCGGCGCTGTGGCTGTCGATCCCGTCTCTCGCGCAGTCCTCTCGACGGGCTACAACGGCCTGCCGAGAGGCGTCGAAGATCAGTGCGCTCGGATGCAGCGCCCCGGTAAATATCTCTGGACGGCGCACGCTGAAGAGAACCTCGTCGCGCACGCAGCGCGGCAGACGCTGCAAGGTGCGACGGTCTATGTGACGCATCTCTGCTGCGCCAGCTGCACGCGGATGCTCATCAATGCGGGCGTCGAGAAGATCGTCTGCGGTCCCGGTCTCACGAACATGGAATACGAGAACTTCGCCGTCGCGCGGCAGATGCTGAAGGAAGCAGATGTCGAACTGGAGGTGCAGGATGTTGAGCAGTGATTTAGTTAGACGCGCGCGTGAGATGGGAGGCTTCGACCCTGCGGTCGAGTTGTGCAGCGAGATGGCCGACGAAATAGAGCGGCTGCGTAAGTCGCTGCGCGAGATACGCGATTACGAAGGAAACTTCCCGGTCGTGTATGACGGGGACGATGCTATCGCCATGAAAAAAATCGCACGCGCCGCGCTTGGGGAGAAAGAGTGATGACTGACTACAGAGCAATGATTAAAGAACACTCCTGCAAACCAAACCAAGGTTGCGGCGTTATGACGATTTGCATGTGCGGCGTAGCGGAAGACATGGCCGACGAAATAGAGCGGCTGCGTGAGGCGCTGCGGAAGATTGCTGAGTGGGATTTAACTGGCACTGCAATCGCCGCGCTTGGGGAGGATAAGCAATGACTGACGTTGTCGCACGCATGAGGAAGGGCGCGGAAGTCGTCGATCGGCATCGCTTCCCGATGGTCTATCAGACCTACAAGGAAGCTGCCGACGAGATCGAGCGGCTGCGGAAGGATCGGGAGCGTGCGCTGGCGATGCTGCGCTTCGTCGCTCGCGCTCGATACGACGAGGAGAACCTCCGCTACGCAGCCGAGTGCGCGATCGAGGAGATCACGATATGACGCTCGCGCCTTTCCTGATACTGCTCTTCGCGTTCGCGTGCGCCTTCGGCGTGCTGTTCGCGGTCCTCATCACGGAGATACATCACTATGACGACTAGCTGCTCGTCGTGCCGGTTCTACAAAGGCACATCTATCGGCGCGTGCCATCGCTACCCGTCACCGACGCGCGTGTCGTCTCAGCATTGGTGCGGTGAATATAAGTCTGTGGATGTTCCTAAAACTGAACCGCATACAGATGACAAGAAGACTAGATCAAAACTAAAGTTCAAACCCGTTGAGTGAGGAGAGTGAAATGACATTTACACCGGGCGTCTACCAAGGGATGCCAGCACCAGACTATCACGCGATCGACGCTCTGTCGGCCAGCGGAGCAAAGCATCTGCTTCGGTCGCCCGCGCATTACCTCGCGCAGAAAGAGAAGCCGATGGAGCCGACAGCCGCGATGCGTCTCGGCACAGCGGTTCACACGATGATCTTGGAGCCAGAAAAGGCTGACATCGAGATCGCGCGTGCGCCGAAGGTGGACAAGCGCACGAAGGTCGGCAAGGAGACGATCGAACTCTTCGAGCGTGAGAACGCCGGCAAGCTGTGCCTCGATGCTGATGTCTACGACAAGGCTGCGGCAATCGCTGACGCTGTTGCCAAGCATCCAGCTGCACGCGATCTGCTGCGCGATGGTCAAGCTGAAGTGTCGATGCTGTGGGAAGCGCATGACGGCATCCCGTGCAAGGCGCGCTTCGACTATTACAAAGGCGACGGCATCATCGACATCAAGACGACGCAGGACGCATCGCCTGATGCGTTCGCGCGCTCGATCGCCGGCTTCAAGTATCACATGCAGGCGGCGCACTATCTGCAAGGCTATCGTGAAGTCACCGGATGGGATGCCGATCACTTCACGTTCATCGCTGTCGAGAGCGAACCGCCTTATGCGATCGGCATCTATCGCCTCGACGATGCCTCGCTGATGTCGGGCCGGATGCTGATGGAGCAGGCGGCTTTTGCCTTCAAGCGGGCTGCTGATCCCGTCCAGTGGAAAGGCTACAGCCGAGACATCCAGACGATCTCGGTGCCGTCATGGGCGCTTCTCGACCCTAGCTGGTAAAAAGCTGTTAGTAACTTTGCGTGCTAGGCGCTCATATTTGCGTCTAGCGCGCAAGACGTTTAGCTAGGACGAGGCATCAGGGAGGGTCGCAGTGACCACTAGGATCATAGCTATTGAAGGCGCCGACGACATCGTCAGTTTCATTGAAAGGGAGCGGGTTCGTCAGGGCCTCTCGCAACGCAAGCTGTGCGCGTCAGCTGGCTTGTCTCACGGGGCCTATTGGTTCGTGAAGCAGAGCGCAGGCCGCATCCATCTCGACACAGCCATGCGGCTGTTGAACGCGGTCGGCGCAGACATTCTAATCGAGCAAGAACAATGATCGTCGGCATCGACCCCGGCGCATCAGGTGCGCTCGCCTTCTTCGACATGGAGCAAGGCGCGCTCGAAATCATCGACATGCCTGTCATGGAGATCGAGCGCAGCGGCAAGCTGAAGCGCGAGATCAGCCCCACCTTTCTCGCCAAGGCGCTCGACGACTTCTCGCCAGCTGTCGCCTATGTCGAGAAGGTCGGGGCCATGCCGGGGCAGGGCGTCTCGTCGATGTTCCAGTTCGGTCGTGGCGTCGGCATGGTCGAGGGCGTCCTCGCTGCGCTGGCGATCCCCGTCTACTACGTCACGCCGCAGCAGTGGCAGAAATCCACAGGCACACGCGGAGGTAAGGACGGATCGCGCCTGCGTGCTGTCGAACTCTTCCCGAAATACGCGCCGCTCTTCGCACGCAAGAAGGATGACGGGCGCGCCGATGCCGCTCTCATCGCGTGGCACGGAGCGACGCTCTAACGCAATCCCGGCTGCGGGGATCAGCAGCATTATGGTTAGAAGGACTAGGGTTCTATGGCTCTTGGTTTTAATACAGAAAGCCGCTCAGGCGGTGACATCCTCCCGATCGTGAAGTTCGACGCTAAGAGCGGCGACTTCATCGCACGCAATCGCGTGCAGGGCGGCGACGGGATGTGGGAGAACGTCGAGGAGGAGCTTGGCGTTCCGTGGAAGGCAGTATTCGACTTCGCAAACATCGAGGTCGGCTGGCTGTCGTTCTCGTCGGGCGCTCCCGACTTCCACATGGTCAAGTTCGGTGAGCGTCTGCCGGCGCAGCCGTCGCCTGAACACAAGCAGGCGTTCCGCATCCGCATCTACTCGAAGTCTCTCGGCCTGCGCGAGTTCTCGCATTCGTCGAAGACCATGCTTCGGGCGATCGACGCTCTCCACAACTCTTTTCTGGCCGATCAGGCTGCGAACCCCGGCAAGGTGCCGGTGGTCGAGGTCTCCGGTCTCGAGACGGTTAAGGTGAACAGCCCGCAGGGAGAACTCCGCTTCAAGGCTCCGAAGTGGTCGATCGTCCAGTGGATCGCCAAGCCGGAAGCAATGGACGGAGCAGCTGCCACTCCCGCGCCTGCCCCGGCTGCAAAGCCCGCTCCCGCTCCGAAGCCCGTTGCAGCCTCTGACGACGAGTTCTAAGCAATAAAAAAGGGCAGGCTCACGGGTATGGCCTGCCCTTAGTTTTCTGCCGCAGTGGGGGGAGTAGGGACCACGGCATGACCGAAGCAGTATCAGAATTGAAAAACAAAAGCATCACCGAGCATGAAATGAAGCTCGCATTCGCTGTGGGTGGGCGTACTGACACCGTCCTGACAGTGAAGGATTACACATTCCAGAAGCTCGCCGCTCGCCTGCGTCAGCCGAAGCAGGGCGGCAAGGACGGCTCCTATTACATCCGTGGCGGCGATCTCGTCGCTCCGAAGCGCGCGGACGAGAACCTCCGCAGCGCCGAACTCGTCATTCTTGATGGCGATAGCCGCATCGACCCCGAGACCGGCGAGATCATCTCTGGCGCACCTCCCATGCCGGAAGTGTGCGCTGCGCTCCGTGAGATGGGCATCGCCTTCATCGCGCACACGTCGCACAGCTACAAGCCGGTGAACGGAGGGGGTTCCCCGCACTGGAAATATCGCATCGTCATCCCGGCTCGCCTGCGGTCGCAGACGGAGCTCGATGCCTGCGTGCAATGGGTTCTTGATCGGCTGCACGCTAAGGGTGTCTGGCTGGCTGACGTGACCGAGAACCGCAAGTGGTCGCAGCCGTGGTATCTCCCGCGCGTCGAGAACGCCGACGCCTTCCTCTCGGACGTGAACGAGGATGGTGGCCTGTTCCCCGTGAACGAGGCGCTGGCATGGCTCAAGGAGCGCAACAGGCGCGAGCAGATCGAAGCAAAGATCGTCGCCGCACCAAGCACGCGGGACATTGGCGGAGGCGAGATCGACGCCTTCAACAAGGCACACGGCGTCGAATGGGTTCGCAGCAAGCTCGAGAGCCAAGGCTATCGCTTCGCCTACAAGGACGGCGATCGGCTCCGGTTCATCCGTCCCGGCTCTGAGAGCGGCACAGCAGGCGTCGTCGTCTATCGCGGCTCCCGTGGCGATTGGTGCGTCTATAGCCATCACGGGGCCGCTGATCCGCTCTCAGGCCGCGTCAGCGATCCGTTCGACCTCGTCGCCATCTTCGACCACAACGGCGATCGGAAGGCCGCAGCACGCGCTGTTCTGCCGAAGCAGCCGAACGTGATCGAGCAGATCGGCCTCATGTCGATGCAGCCGCAAGTTCTGGTGCAACCTGTGCAGCATCCTGAACAGGTCGCGCAACAGGTCTCGACGGAGCAGCAGAAACGCCGCATCGACCTCGTCCCGTGGCACGACTTGCAGGACGTGAAGGTCAAGTGGCTCGTCAAGGACATGCTGCCGGCGAAATCCTTCAGCGCCATCTACGGAAAGTCTGGCGCAGGAAAGTCATTCTTCGCCATGTATTTAGCGGCAATGGTTGCAGCAGGACGTGAAGCGTTCGGCCTCGACACAGAGCAGGGCGATGTCGTCTATCTGGCGCTCGAAGGCGGTGCCGGTCTCCGTAGACGCCGTGATGCGCTCATGCAGCGTTACAGCCTGCCTGACTATCTCCCAGTTCACTTTGTCAAGGCGCAGATGAACCTCCGATCGACGCTAGACGATCTTAATGCGCTGATCGAGGCGATCCGCGAGCGCAGCATCAAGCCTGCCGTGATCTTCATCGACACGCTCGCCAGAGCCTATGCAGGCGGCGAGGAGAACTCGTCAGCTGAGATGATGCAGTTCGTCTCCGTCATGGCGGCGCTGCAAGATGCGCTCGATTGTGCGGTCTGCGTCGTGCATCACTCTGGCAAGGACGAAAGCCGTGGGATGCGTGGCTCGTCGGCATTGCTGGCCGCAGTAGACGCCGAGCTAGAGCTAACGCGCATCAGCGACGACGACGCCTCTGAGCCGGTCTGTACGGTTAAATCGACGAAGCAGAAGGACGGCATGGACGGTCTCAGCTGGTCGTTCCGGCTCGACCTCATGCACGTGTCACAGCTTGATCCTGACGCCACATCGCTCGTCGTGCATCCGCTTCAGGAGGACGTTGCAGCCAAGCGCAAGGCTGATCCGAACCGTCTGCCAGCAGGCCAGAAGATCGTCTTCGATGCGCTCAAGGAGGCGATCGAAGACAGCGGACAGAGGGTCGGATTGGAGCGCATTCCGTCCGATGCGGTGTGCGTCAAATTGGGTTTATGGCGTGAATTTTTCTATGCACGGTCCATCTTGGACCCTGAGAGCAAGCGGAAGGCGTTCAACCGTGGTTTCGCTGCTCTTCAGCGCAGCGGGACATGTGCTGTGTGGGCGGATTGGGCATGGATTTCAAAGGCTTAGAAGAAAACGGGACATGCGGGACATGGCGGGACGGACACGCTATGCGATAGATGTCCCGAGCGGGACGGACGGGACATCACACTATAGAGATGTCCCGGTGTCCCGCTAGACAATCGGGCGAAGGAGAGGACAGGAAGATGAAGTTAAAAGCTGAGTGCCAATCGTGCGAATACTGGAAGCCAGAAATAGACGGGATGGTGGGCGAATGCCGCTATCACGCACCTAGGCCGCTGGCGTGGGTCGTCGCAGAAGAACAGGAGATCACTAAGCCTGTGCTGATCGCGCTGTGGCCGACAACGCAGGCAAAAGACAGATGCGCCGATTGGGTCGAGATGGACATCGACGAGGACGACAATGGGTAAGGTGATGGAGCGGGCGTTCATGCCGCTTCCGATCGACCGTAAGCCGATCCAAGATGCGCTCGAGCCGCTGGATCGGGTTGCCGTCGAGATGGAAGGCAAGTGGGGCGTCGGAAGGCTTCAGCGGCTCGTCACGCCAGAGATGGCGGCGAAGTTCTCGTCGGCCAGAGAGAAGCTCGACGACGCGATCAGGGCGAACGATCTCGAGGCTGTCGTCAGCAAGGCGGCAGTCCTGATCCGTGGCTGGCAGGCGCTCGACAAGGCTGCGACCGAAGCCGGTCACAAACACTATCCCGATGCGGTCTGGTCTGCTCGACATCGCGGCACGGTCTACACGATCTGCCTCGATCGAGCAGACGTGAACAAGATCGCCAAGGAAGCCGTCGATCCGGCGCATGTCGTGACGATTGCCGAGCTGCTGACGGTATGGGAAACCTTCCAAGGCAATCGCGTCATCTCGGAGACGAAGTCACTGTTTCCCGGCGCGACCGTCGAGAAGGTCGGCATCAAGGACTTGGATGATGACATTCCGTGGAATTGACGAAGACGAGGCAGAGAAGGCCGTAGACAGGCTTCTCGCTGCCGTGACCGATGACTACCTAACAGAACCAGAGCAGCCGTCAGTGCGGCGCGTAATCGTTCGGAGCGGCGGTCGCATACGAGCGGTCAAGGTGACAGGGAACATCATCTGGTTCCCGATCGGATCAAGGAGGAAGGCGAAGTGAGCGAGGCGGAGGCCAAAAAGAAACCGGGGCCGAAGTCGATTAAGTCGCCGGAACTCATGGATGAAATCTGTCGGCGCATCGCAGAAGGTCGAGCGGTTAAGAACGTCTGCCAAGACGAAGACATGCCGACTTTCAGCTTCGTATGGAAGTGGATCAGCGAAGACGCGGTATTCGAACACCGCTACGCGCGCGCAATCCAGCAGCGAGCCTTGAACCACGCAGACGAAATTACCTTTATGGTTCAAGAGGTTAGGGAAGGAAAGCTGCCTCCAGATGCGGCGCGCGTGGCGATCGACGCAATGAAGTGGACGGCTTCTCGTTTGTTGCCAAAGGTTTACGGCGACAAGCAGATCGTCGAGGCGAACGTCACGCACACGCATCAGCTGCATCTCGATGCGCTGCGCGCGCTATCTGCACGTCGATCGGGTAACGATCTCGGGTACATCGAGGCACAAGCCATTGATATTACTAGCGATCCAACCTTTTCGGGTGAAAGGCTGGATGCCGATCTGCCGGCGATCGTCGATGGTTCGGATGTGAACCGTATAGATGTGAACGATCTGGACCCCCCCGGCTCCCCCGATGGGGCGGGGGCGGCTTCGGCGTCACCTACCGCTCTCCATACGGACGAAAACCGATCGGACCCCCCACCCCCACCCCGTGCGAAGCGCAAACCCCGCACACCGAAAAATAAAAAATGACGATCAGCTGGTTCCGATACGTCAGGCACGCTGACGTTCCTAAATACGCAGCGGATGGATGGACTTACGCGGCAGACCTCGGCCCGACGCATGGACTTTGGAGTGTGCTGATGCAATGGTCCCGCTCGGGAAGCCCGCCGGGGTGTGAGACGGACGAACCGGATGCCGCAGCCGCCTATATCGAGAGCGAAGGCCGAAGAGACGATCAACGGTCTCGTGAAGGCATTGCAGGCGGGGCATCCGAGGTCGCAGGCGATCATGCTTGTGGCTCGGAAGCTGAAGGTGAACGCGGCGACGATCTACACGCGGCTGCGTGCTGACGGCCCGATCGCTCGGACGTTTCCAGAGCTTTACCAGAAGTTTTTAGACGCGGATAAGCCTGAAGAGGCCCGCGACGTTGAGTTTCCGCCCGCACAGCGTTTGCGTGTATCTGTGCGGGCGGGAAGCCATCCCGAAGGGGAGACGATCCGCGTCTGCGCCATTGGCGACGTTCATGACAGCGCGACGATGCCGAAGGATCGGTTCAAGTGGTTCGGGCGGCACATTGCGAAGACGCGGCCCGATAAGGTCGTGCAGATCGGTGATCTCGGTGACTTTCACAGCTGCTCAAGCCATGAGCCGATCGGGAGCCTGACGGCTGCTCTGAAGCCGTCCTTCAAGCGCGATCTTGAAAGTTTGGAAGAGGCGCTCGGACTTATCCACAACGAAATTGCAGGGTCTGGCATCCAGCTGCATGTCGTCGAGGGGAACCATGAGGACCGGGTCTATCGGTTCCAGAACTTGCATCCCGAAGCTGACGGCATGTTCGTGAGCGCGTTGCAGGATGTGTTCGCTCGGTACGATTGGCGATCGAAGCCGTATGGTGAGTTCCTGTTTATTGGAGGCGTCGGGTTCGTCCATGCGCCGAAGACGATCATGGGGCGCGCGTATGGGGGCAAGAACTCGGAGCAGCAGATCGGGAATGATGCGCTGTTCTCGATTGTGTTCGGCCATACGCACAGGGCTGTGTTCAAGCAGATACCGAAGATCGGCCCGCAGCAGCACATCGAGGTGCTGAACTTAGGGTCAGCGATGCCGACAGGTTATGTGGCTCCGTATGCCGGGACCGCGACGACCGGGTGGAGCTATGGCGTGTTCGATCTCGAGTTACGCGCCGGTCACATCGTCGGACATAACTTCATCAGTATGGATAGTCTGCGGTCGATGTACGGAGATTGACGATGGACGAGGACGATGAAGTGGTCGTAGTGGGACAAGAGAGCGAACTGGCGCAGCTGGCCGGTGCGCTGTGTGATCTGGCGCAGCAAGTCGATGTGACGCGGGACGACGACGCTCGACTTTACTTGTTGCAGGCGATGGCGGGCATTACCTACATGCTCAACCCGCCGAAGGGGGAGGTTCATGTCATCGACGGCAGCAGAAAAAAGTAACGACTTCGTAGCGTTCATCGAGCGTTACGAGCGCGACCCTGTCGGGTTCGTCGAGAACGTCTTAGAGGCGAAGCCGCTGCCGTGGCAGAAGGACTTTCTCAATGCGCTGGCGCGTGGCGAACGACGCATCAGCGTGCGCGCCGGTCATGGTGTTGGGAAGTCTACGGCGTGTTCGTGGGCTTTGATTTGGCACATGACGACGCGCTACCCGCAGAAGTCTGTTGTGACTGCGCCGACGAGCGCGCAGCTGTTCGATGCTCTCTATTCGGAATTGAAGGCATGGATCAACAAGCTGCCGGCAGTGTTGCGCGAGAGCTTCGAGGTCTTCTCCGATCGAGTTGTGCTGAAGGGTGCGCCTGAGAGTTCGTTTATCTCGGCTAGGACTTCTTCGACGGAGCGTCCCGAGGCGTTGGCGGGTGTGCATTCCGAACACGTCTTGCTGGTGGTGGACGAAGCCAGCGCCGTTCCTGAACAGGTTTTCGAGGCGGCTGCTGGTTCGATGTCTGGTCACTCGGCATCGACGATCTTGATCTCTAACCCGACGCGAAACTCTGGTCTTTTCTACAAGACGCATCACGATCTTGCATCTGATTGGTTTCGGATGCACGTCTCCTGTTTGAATATCCCGCTCGTTTCGTCGGACTTCGTGTCGCAGATCAAGGCGACCTATGGCGAGGAGAGCAATGCGTTCCGCATCCGTGTTCTCGGTGAGTTCGCGCTGGCGGATGACGACACACTCATTCCGGCGGAGTTGGTCGATGGCGCGATCAGGCGTGACATTACTGCTGGCGGCGATGATCCTCTTGTTTATGGTCTCGACGTGGCGCGTTTTGGTAGCGATCGCACAGCATTGGTGAAGCGGAAGGGGAATGTCGTTCTCGAGGTGAAGTCGTGGGGCGGTCTCGACACGATGCAAGTCGTCGGCGCAATCGTGAACGAGGCGAAGCTCGACAAGCCTGACGAGATATGTGTGGACACGATCGGTCTCGGGTCTGGTGTGGCCGATCGGTTGCGCGAGATGGGCCATAACGTGCGAGACGTGAACGTGGCCGAGAGTTCCGCCATGAACCCGAACGCGAACAAGCTGCGCGACGAGTTATGGTTGGCGGTGAAGGATTGGCTGGCAACGAAGTCTGTTCGATTGCCGGCAGACGACCAGCTGCGGCATGAGCTTGTCGCGCCGCGTTATTCGTTCACCTCGAGCGGTAAGGTTGTGGTTGAGAGCAAGGACAGCATGAGGAAGCGTCGGATGCGATCGCCTGACTTGGCAGATGCGTTGTGCCTGACGTTTGCATCGCAGGCTGCGATGGTTGGTGGTCGCGCGCCTCGATGGGTTCCCGGTCAGGCTCTCAAGCGTCATATTCGAGGCGTGATCTGATGTTTGCGTTACACGCGCAATCAACGTATTTTCGGCGCAAACAGGAGACCCCGCATGGCTAAGTCGCCTGCATGGACGCGCAAGGCTGGAAAGAATGCGAAGGGTGGCCTGAACGAAGCAGGCCGCAAGTCGTATGAAGCGGCCAATCCCGGTTCCGATCTAAAAGCGCCTGTGAAGTCTGGCGACAACCCGCGCAGGGCTTCGTTCCTCGCCCGCATGGGCGGAATGCCGGGACCAGAGCGCGACGAGAAGGGCAAGCCGACGCGCTTGCTGCTCTCGCTTCAGGCTTGGGGCGCATCGAGCAAGGCTGATGCGAAGAAAAAAGCTGCGGCGATTAGCAAGCGCAACGAGGGCAAGAAGAAATGAAAAAGGTGTGGAACACGAAAGACCCGACGAAGGGTGACAAGAAGCTGACGCCGAAGCAGAAGGCGTCTGCTAAGGCTGCGGCTGCGAAGGCTGGTCGTCCTTATCCGAACCTTGTGGACAACATGCGCGCTGCGGCGAAGAAAAAGGGCAAGTGACATGGAAGACGAAATGCAGGGCGGTCAATGCCCCGTCGCTACGCGCGACATTACGATCAATTTGCAGAACCGTGGCCGCGCGATTGACAAGGCTAACTATGGCCCGATGAACCCGCGCGAGCCGAACGATCGCTACTGGCAGCAGCTGGCTGCGAAGTGGGACGTTCCGGTTGAGGAAGCGAAGACGATGCGCTGCGGCAACTGCGCGGCGTTCAATCAGACATCGAAGATTATGGACTGCATCAAGCAGGGCTTCGGAGGAGAAGGACAAGCAGATGACCCTATGGGAACGGTTGAAGCAGGCGATCTCGGATTTTGCGAGATTTTTGACTTTAAGTGCGCCGCAGAACGAACCTGTGACGCATGGATCGTCGGAGGCCCCATCACGGACGAAGAAGAGGGCGACGAGTACGAAGACGAGTACGACGACGAAGAAGGCTCCGAAGAAGACGAAAGCGGCAACGAAGAAGAGGACTAAGTCGTGAAGGTTGCCATCTGCATACCGGCACGGGAGACGGTTTGCTCAGGCTTTGCGAAAGACTTGGCAATGCTGACGGCGAATATCTACGCCGGTCTTCCGCAAGGCGGCACGTTCAACGTCAACATTCTGAGCGGCACGCTCATCGCAGACCAGCGGCAGAACCTTGTTCGCAAGGCGTTTGCGGCTGACTACGACTATGTGCTGTTCCTCGACGCCGACATGCGCTTCCCGGCTGACACGTTCTGGAAGTTGCAGCGGCATAACAAGGACATCGTCGCAGCAAACTATCCGACGCGCCGCATCCCGGTGAAGACGGTCGCGTTCCGTGACTTTGCGAACCTTGAGTGCATCTACACGGACAACGGCAGCACCGGGCTTGAAGAGGTCGATGCGGTCGGTATGGGCGTGATGCTCATCAAGATGGACGTGTTTCGGAAGTGTCCGCTGCCTTGGTTCAATCTGGCGTGGCTTCCGTCAGGGAATGTGTGGGTCGGAGAGGACATTTACTTCTGCAAGCTCGCGCAGGCGCATGGTTTCAAGGTCTACATCGACCACGACCTGTCGAAAAACGTGAAGCACATAGGGTCGATGGAGTTCACACACGATCACGCGGTGGAATGTCGGCCTGATACGCCGATCGACATCGCAGAGGCGGCAGAAAAGATCGAGGCAATGGAGGCCGAGGCATGAAGAAGTCGAAGTCAGAGAAGAAGATCAGCAAGGTTATGACCGAGTTCGGCGCTGGCAAGCTGCACAGCGGCTCGAAGAAGGGTCCGGTCGTGAAATCGAAGAAGCAGGCGATTGCGATCGCGCTTTCTGAGGCCGGAAAGAGCAAGAAAAAGTGAAGCACTTCTACGACAAGATCGACGGCTGGTTCAATTTCAGCAAACCCTACCGCGATGCGGTGAAGGGAGCGAAAGATGGCGCGATTTTTGTCGAATTAGGGTGCTGGAAAGGCAAATCGGCGTCTTTTATGGGCGTCGAGATTGTCAAAAGCGGAAAGTCGATTGCGTTTCACTGTGTCGATCATTGGGGAGGGTCGAATGAGCCTGCTCACAAGGCTGACCCCGATCTTGAGCGCGTTTTCGACATCTTTAGCGAGAACATGGAGCGCATCGAGGGCCTCGATCTGCACGTTCATCGCATGGCTTCAGCGCCAGCTGCTCATCTCTTTGAAGATGGCTCGGTCGATTTTGTCTGGATTGACGCGGGCCATGAGTTTGAAGAGGTGATGGCTGACATAGAGGCTTGGTGGCCGAAGGTGAAGGCCGGCGGCGTCATGGGCGGTGACGATTACCCGATGGATGGTGTAAAGAAAGCTGTAGATACGGTTTTCACCGGGCGCGAAGTCGGCTCTGAGAACGGCTGGCAGTGGTGGCGCGTGCGGAAGAAGGGATAAGACGATGGCAGACATGCTCCCCGGTAAATACGACCCTAGCTATACGCCTATCCCGAAGCCGAAGGTGCTGAACGGCGACACGGGGCTGCTCGTTCCTGACGCGGGGCCGATGGATGACGACGAGTTCGCCTTCGTATTGCGACAGGCGATCGAGAACGCACAGTCCTACATCGACAGTTATCTCGCGCCAGAGCGCGAAGCTGCGATGTCGTTCTACCTTGGCGACAAGTTCGGCAATGAAGAGGACGGGCGCTCTCAGGTCGTGCTGACCGAGGTGCGCGATACTGTTCTGGCGATGCTGCCGTCGCTGCTCCGCATCTTCACCGGGCCTGAGCGTGTCGTCGAGTTCGTGCCGAAGATGCCTGAAGACATCGCTGCGGCAGAGCAGGCCACAGACCTAATCAATTACATCTTCATGCAGGAGAACCCAGGCTTCCGCATCCTGCACGACGCCATGAAGGATGCGCTGATCCTCAAGACTGGCGTGCTGACTTGGTACAAGGTCGATGACGAGAGCGTCGAGTATTACTCCTACTCGGGCCTGACGGCTGACGAGATGATGATGATCCAGAGCGACCCTGACGTGGTCGTCGATGAGGTCGTCGAGGAGTTTGACAGCGCAGTCGGCATCCCGTTCTACAGCCTCCGCATTCGTCGGACGAAGCGCACGCCGCGCTATGTCGTCGAGTGCATCCCGCCCGAACAGTTCCTGATCGACAGCGAAGCGACCAGCATTGACGACGCAATCTATGTCGGTCGGCGCAAGCTGGCGACGGTCTCTGAGCTTGTGGCGATGGGCTATGACCGCGACATCATCGAAGAGAACGCAGGCACGGGTGGCTTTGAGGAGAACCTCGAGGTTCTCGTCCGCAACCCGGCAGATCAGTCCTTCTTCGGTATCACGAACGCGACCGACGAGACGACCGATCGCGTGTTCTATGTCGAGAGCTATGTGCGCGTCGATAAGGACGGAGACGGCATCGCGGAGCTTCACAAGGTCTGCTCCGTTGGCAATGGTGCCTACATCCTGCACGACGAGGTCGTCCAGCACGCGCCGTTCTCGATCCTGTCGCCTGATCCGACGCCGCACACGATCTTCGGTCAGTCGATCGCAGATCAGACGATGGACATCCAGCTGATTAAATCGTCGATCATGCGGAACACGCTCGACAGCCTCGCTCAGACGATCCATCCGCGCACTGTCATCGTCGAAGGCCAAGTGAACATCGACGATGTCCTTAATGTGGAGACGGGTGGAGTTATCAGAGCGCGTGCGCCTGGTATGGTTACGCCGCTCTCTGAGCCGTTCGTGGGCCAGCAGGCTCTCGGCGTCATGGCCTACCTCGACGAGATCAAGACGCAGCGCACTGGCATCTCGCGCGCCTCGCAGGGCCTCGATGCTGACGTGCTGCAATCAACGACGAATGCGGCTGTGCAGGCGCAGCTGACCTCGTCGCAGGAGCGCGTCGAGATGATCGCGCGCCTGTTTGCTGACGGCCTGAAACGGTGCTTCCAAGGCTTGTTGAAGCTGGTCGTCCAGCATCAGGACAAGCCGAAGATCATGCGCCTGCGAAACGAGTTCGTGCCGATCGACCCGCGCGGTTGGGACGCCAGCATGGACATGACGGTCAACATCGCGTTGGGCCGTGGTTCTGACGAGCAACGCATGGCCTTCCTGATGCAAATCATCGCGCAGCAGAAGGAAGTGATCCAGCTATACGGGCCTTACAACCCGCTCGTCGATCTGGCGCAGCTGCGTGATGCTCTGGCCGAAGTGACGCAGCTGGCCGGCTTCCAAGACCCTGCAAAGTTCTGGAAGGAGATCAACCCGCAAGAGGTTGAAGCCTTCATGCAGCAGCAGGCCGAGAACAAGCCTGAAGACCCTGCGGCAATGTTGGCGAACGTCGAGGCCGAGAAGATCAAGGCCGACATCCTGATCCAAGCCGCCAAGCAGGAACTTGATCGCCAGAAGGCGATCGCGCAGGCCGATCTCGAGCGCGATAAGCTGATCGTCGATGCCATGCTGAAGGCGATCGAGATGCAGCTGAAATATGGCGCACAGGTCGATATGGCGATGATTAAGGGCGAGGTTGATCGTCAACGCGAAGAAATCCGCGCCATGTTCAGTGCGGCGCAGGCGCAACAGGTTGCGCCGGCTCCGCAGCCAGAACCGATGATGCCGATGCCTCCGATGATGGGGATGTGATGTCTACATTCGATCAGGAAGAACTCTGGCGCGAGGCTAAGGTTCTCGCGCAAAGCAAGGCCGCGATGGAAGTCATCAGCCGCATTGAGAAGCGTCTGATCGACGAGTGGTCGAACTCTGACCCCGATAAGTGGGAGGCGCGAGATACGGCATATCACCTTGTCCGCGCTATTCGCACGTTTCGGGACGAGCTTGCGGCGTTGGCGAGTGAGCCTGACGTGACCGCATTTAACCGTCGCTTGAAGGGCGACCGATAAAGGAGTAAATACAGATGAACACAGCCGAGCAGTCGCAGCCTAGCGAAATCGGCATTGCAGAAGCAGCAGATCGCTTTGCGGCATTGATGGGAGGCCCCGAGGCCGAACCCACACCCGCAAAAAGACAGCCTGCCCCTGCCGAGACCGAGGAGGTCGAGGCGTCTGCGGAAGAAGTCGATGAGACGCCTTCTGAGGATGGAGAGGCCGCAGAGACCGATGAGGTCGATGCGTCGTCCGAAGAAGATGCGACAGAAGCCGCAGAGGACGAAGATGATGGCTCGGAACGCGAGCTTTCAGATGACACGCTCGTAACCGTCAAGATTGACGGCAAGACGCAGCAAATCACTCTGAAGGAAGCGCGGGAAGGTTATCAACGGCAGTCCGATTATTCGCGCAACATGAATGCTCTCCGCGAGGAGAAGCAGGAAGTTGATGCGGTTCGCCAACAAGTTCTTGTTGAGCGGCAACAATACGAAGCACTGATCCCGGCCTTGCGCCAGCAGCTTGAACAGCTGCTTCCACAAGAGCCAGATTGGGAGAAGCTGCATCGTGAGGACCCGCTGAACTACCCGCTGATACGAGATCAGTGGCGCGACTATCAGGAGCGCCTTGCTGCGACGAGAGCCGAACAGGAACGTCTCAGCTACATCCGGCAGCAGGAAGAACAGGCGCAACTCAGGAAGATTGTCGAAGAGGGCCAGAAGTGGCTCGTCGAGAAGAACCCTGAGTGGAAAGATGCGAAGAAGTGGGACGACGCGCGTAGCAAGCTGAAGGACTATGGCCGCAAAGTCGGCTATACGGACGAAGAACTCGCGCAAGCATACGACCCCCGCGCTCTTCTAGTTCTCGACAAGGCTCGTCGCTATGACGAGCTAATGGCTAACAGACCAAAACCTGTGAAGCAGGAAGGTCCGAAGCCGATGAAGGCGGGAACACCAGCATCGTCGCCGCGTAAGACGACCGAAGTGACGCGAATGAAACAACGTCTCGCTAAAACTGGCCGCGTTGAAGACGCAGCCGCTTTCTTCGGACTTCTAGATAGCAGGAGGTAAGCCGATGGCTTCCGTTTCTAAAGTAACCACCTACGACGCAAGCAACGCGATCCGCGAAGACCTTGCGAACATCATCTATGACATCTCGCCGGTCGATACTCCGTTCATGTCGAACGTGGGCCGCGACACTGCGTCAAACACCTACTTCGAGTGGCAGACCGACGAACTCGCTGCTGCCGCAGCGAACGCTGCGATCGAAGGTGCCGATGCCGGTAACGCCGACTTCGATGCAACTCTGCGCGTTGCTAACTACACGCAGATCAGCACGAAGGTTGTCTCGGTGTCGAACACCTCAGACGCCGTCAACACTGCCGGTATGCGTACCGTCATGGCCTATCAGCAGGCCAAGAAGGCGAAAGAGCTGAAGCGCGATATGGAGTTCGTTCTCCTTCGCAACCAAGCTGCTAACGCCGGTTCTGGCACTTCGACCGCACGCAACACTGCCGGCTTGCCGGCTTGGTTGCAGACGAACATTCAGGCGAACTCTGCTACGGCTCCGACGATGTCGGGCGCTGGCGGCAACGGTTATCCGAACGCTGCTTGGACGAGCCTCTCGACAGCGACGGACGTTGCGTTCACTGAAGCCATGCTCAAGACTGCACAGCAGCAGGCTTGGTCGGAAGGCGGCAATCCGTCGATCCTCATGGTCGGCCCGTACAACAAGACCGTCGCTTCGGCGTTCGCTGGTCTTGCTGAACAGCGCGTCACCTACAATCAGGTGAAGCCGTTGAAAATTATTGCGACGGCAGACGTATACCTCGGAGATTTCGGGGAATTGGCGATCGTCCCAAATCGCTTTCAGCCTGAAAACTTCGCATTCGTCCTCGATCCCGAGTACGCCTCGGTGTCGTACCTCCGTCCGTTCCGCGTCATCGACATCGCTCCCACGGGCGATGCGGTGAAGAAGGAACTGGTCGTCGAGTATGGCCTCCGCGTGAAGAACGAAAAGGCTCACGCGATCATTGCCAACTTGATTACGGCCTGATGAATAGAGGGGCGGGGAAACCCGCCCCTTCTTTCACGGAGAGGATGTAATGGCGGAAGAGTTCGCTCCCGGCACTTTCAATCTTGGCGGTGACGAGTTCACTGGCTCAATGACGAAGATGCACATCACGCCTGACGGCAAGATGCACATCGAGAACATCTACCAAGTGGATGACATCGTCGAGCAGGCCAAGGCAGAGCGCAACGAAGTTTCACGCACGGATAAGGTTGGCGACATGGTCAAGGTCGCAAGCCTGCCGATGCACGTTTATCTTGATCTGCTTCAGCGCAACATCATTGGCGACAAGATGGCGATGCGCCGCTGGCTGAAGTCTGACGAGGCGCAGCCGTATCGCACGCACTGGATGGCAAGCTGATGGCGACGATCACGAACTACACGACGCTGCAAAGCACGATCGCAGATTATCTGAACCGTGCCGATCTGACGGCGCAAATCCCGACTTTCATTCAGCTTGCGGAGGCTGACTTCAATACTCGCCTCCGCACGCGCGAGATGATCGTTCGGGCTGAAGCGCAGAGCAGCAACGAGTTCGTGCAGCTTCCTGCCGATTGGCTCGAGGCTATCAATTTACACATCATTGATGGCGCGCAGCCGCTGCGCTTCGTGACGCTCGACGAGGCAGACTACATCAACAAGCAGCAGATATTCACGAACGTCGCTGCGTATTCACTGATGAATGGCGCGATCGAACTGATCCCTGCTCCCGGCGCAGACATAGACATCGAGATGATCTACTACGGCAAGATCACTCCGCTGTCGTCTGAAGTTGCAACGAACTGGCTGCTGACTAAAGCGCCAGACGTTTATCTTTACGGCTCTCTTATGCACGCGCAGCCGTTCCTAATGGACGACCAGCGGATGCCTATTTTTGCCTCGCTTTACAACTCTCGTATTGAGGCTCTAAACGAAGAGAGCATGAAATCTACCCACAGCGGTTCGCCGCTCGTCGCCAGAACACGGAGGGTCTACTGATGGCTGGCCTTAGTAACTACGCAGAAGACCTCGTTCTTGATTGGCTATTCACGACAGCATCCGCAACTCGCCCGACTTCTTGGTATGTTGGCCTGTTCACGGTTGCGCCGGGTGAAGGCGGTGGTGGCACTGAAGTTTCAGGCAATGCCTACGCGCGTCAGTCTGCGACGTTCACTGTCTCCGGCACGGCACCGACAACCGCTGAGAACAGCGTGGCGATCGAGTTCCCTACAGCGACTGGCACATGGGGAACGATCGTCGCTGCCGGCATCTTTGATGCCTCAACCAGCGGCAACCTAATCGCGTTCGCTGATCTGACGGCATCTAAGACGATCCAGTCAGGCGACGTTCTGCGTTTCAACGCAGGCACGCTGACAATCACTCTGGACTGATAAATGTCCGATTACGGCGTAGCAGACTATGGCGAAGGACTATATGGCTCTGGCTATGTAGTCGAAGCAGCCGCAGTCATTGCTGCGTCGTCAGACATGACGGCAGGCGCGACCAAGGTTTTCTTAGGGTCAGCGCAGGCCGTATCTACATCGAACATGGCGGCGGCGGCAGGCATTATTGCTGCCGCCTCTGCCGCTTCGGCTGCTCAATCTAACGCTTCAGCGGATGGCACTCGTGTCAGGCTGGTGACGTTTGAAGCCGCTGTCACGACATCATCTGGCGCAGCGGCAGCGAACACACAGCTGCCGACATGCCATATTGAGATCGTCTCAGCGGCAACAGCTGCGGGTCAGAGGATTGCATCTGCGGATGAGGCGATTGTCGCATCGTCTGCGATGTCTGCCTCTGGAACCCGCATCTTGCAGCCTGATGCGGCGGCTTCGGTCCAGAGCAACGCGACAGCGAATGCCTACATCGCAACGCTTGCGTCTGCGGCTGTCACGATCGTCAGCAGCATGTCTGCTGATGGTGTCCGCGTCAGGCCGGCTGAAGAGGCTATCAGCGTCACCAGCGCGGCAGCGGCAGACGGCACTTGCGACTTCTTGGCTGAAGAGCATGTCGTCATCGAAAGCACTGGATCGGCGGCAGTTATCCGTGTCTGCCTCGGCAACTTGTCGATCGCTATCACGGCAACTGTCACTGCCAATGCTCGAGAGCTTTGGGAGCCTGAGATCGTTCCGTCTGAACAGTGGACGCCGATCCCGATTGACGGCGGTGACATCTGGAATGAAGAGACGATCAACTCGCAACAGTGGACGCCTCTGCCGATTATTGCTAAATCATGGACGGTTCTCCCGTCCGGTTCCGACAACTGGCAGCGCTTGAACTAAGGGGCCAACATGGCAGACAGTTATACCCCGTATCTGAACTTGACGCTCCCCGAGGTTGGCGCATCGCGTGACACTTGGGGAACGAAGATCAATTCTGATCTAACGTCCGTTGACGCGCTTTTTAAGCCTGACGGAACTGGAACGTCTGTTGGCCTCAATGTTGGTGCCAGCAAGACGCTATCTGTTGGTGGTACGCTTTCAGTATCTGGTACGTTCACATCGTCTGTTGATTTCACGATGTCTGGAACTGGTCAGATTAAGGTTCCAACAGGCACAACCGCGCAGCGGTCTGGTAGTCCCTCCTCTGGTATGTTCCGCTTCAACTCTAGTGTGAACCGTTTCGAGGGCTACAACGGCACGGCGTGGGGTTCGCTCGGCGGTGCGTCTGGCGCTGGCGGTGACAGTATCTTCTACGAGAACGGCAACACGGTTACGACGAGCTACACGATCTCGTCGAACACGAATGCTATGTCCGCAGGCCCGATCACTGTGAACTCAGGTGTCGTGGTGACTGTTCCTACTGGCTCTAGATGGGTGGTCGTCTGATGTCTATCGTTCTAAATTCTGCTGGCGGCGGCTCTATCACGCTGCAAGAACCAAGCACTGCGTCCAACCGCACACTCACGCTGCCGGATAACACTGGCAACCTGATCTCTACTGCTGACAGCGGCACTGTTTCACCGACGATGCTGTCGCAGAAGCTGACGCTGATGACCGCTCAAACAGCAAGCGGGTCTTCGGTTGACTTCACCGGCATCCCAAGCTGGGCAAAGCGATTGACACTAATTCTTAGTGGCGTCAGCACGAATGGAACATCAAATTACCTTGTTCAAATTGGTGATGGTGCAGTCACAACGACAGGGTATTCCTCCGTTGGCACAGGCATGGATGCGACTGGTGTTTCTATCACTGCTTATACCGCTGGATTTGGTATCCGCTCCACGTCTGCTGCTTATGCCGTCAATGGGTTGCTAGTTCTTACCTTAATTTCCGCAAATACTTGGGTTGCAAGTGGTGTTTTATCGACGGCGCTTCCACTGACCTTTACTACTTCAGGTTCAAAGTCGCTGACAAATGCACTCGACCGCATTCGTATTACGACCGTGAACGGGACAGATACATTCGACGCTGGCACTATCAACGTGATGTACGAGGGCTAACCGATGGCAGTCTCAATCAACGGTACGAGCGGCCTGACGTTCAACGATGGAACGTCCGTTGGCACGGCGTCGAGCCTTGGTATGCGTAACCGCATCATCAATGGGGCGATGGCGATCGACCAGCGCAATGCGGGTGCGAGTGTCACGCCTACAAGCTCAACATATACTGTTGATCGTTGGACAACTAATCTTACGCAAGCATCAAAGTTTAGCGTGGGGCAAAACGCTGGATCAGTAACGCCTCCATCTGGATACACAAATTATCTAGGCGTGACTTCTCTATCTTCATATTCCGTTGCCTCTGGTGACTTTTTTGCACTTCTGCAAAACATTGAAGGGTTTAATGTCGCTGATTTTGGATTTGGCGCAGCAGGAGCGTCAACCGTAACTCTGTCATTTTGGGTTCGTAGTTCTTTAACAGGAACATTTGGCGGATCACTTACAAACAGCGCAATCAATAGAAGCTATCCATTTAGTTACAGCATTTCTGCTGCAAACACATGGGAGCAAAAATCAGTCACGATTTCAGGCGATACATCTGGAACATGGCTGAAAGACAATGGCGTTGGTCTGCGCATTTATTTCAATCTTGGCGCTGGTTCTACATATAGTGGAACCGCTGGCGCATGGGCCGCAGCCGCATATACTGCTCCTACAGGCGCAACTTCCGTTGTCGGCACTAACGGCGCAACCTTCTACCTCACAGGCGTCCAGCTAGAAGTCGGCTCTGTGGCAACGCCATTTGAGCGGCGGCTTTATCCGCAAGAATTGGCGCTATGTCAGCGGTATTATCAGAAAGCATCTGGCAACCAATACAGCAGCTACGGTGCAACATATAATTATGTCCAGTGGCATTTTAAGGTAAGTATGCGGACGTCTCCAACTCTAACGGGGACATCAGGATCGTCTGGTTCACTAACTTCAGAATTTGCATCATTGTGGACAGCGGGAAGTGCTTATGCCTCTTTCGCTGACGCAACAGCTTCTGCGGAGCTTTGACAATGTATAGCAACGCTCAATATGTGAATGACCCGAACGGTAATCCAGTCTGCATCCGCGTGGACATCGACGGTATTACTTCGCTTGTGCCGATTGACCCCGCCAACACGGATTATCAGAACATCATGCGTCTGGTGGACGCTGGTGAACTCGTTATCGCGCCGGCTGAAGGAGCAGGACAATGACGGTTGTAATTGACGGCACGACAGGTATCGACACGGTTCAGGACGGCGCGATCGTCGCTGCCGATATTGCTGCTGGTGCAGTGACGCAGACTAAACTGGCTTCCGGCGTGGCGGGGAATGGTCCGGCGTTTGGCGTCTATCGGTCTACAAACCAAAGCATCGCGGCGACAACATATACAAAGATACAATTTGATACTGAAGAATACGACACAGCAAACTGCTTTGATAACACCACAAACTATCGTTTTACACCCAATGTCGCCGGGTATTATCAAATCAACGCAGCGTGGCAAGCAGCAAGTGCAATCGGCGCTGCAGGGCAAACAGCAATTATTATCTATAAAAATGGTTCAGCATTTAAGTGGGGAATGTATGCAGGTCTTTCTTCGGCTGAAAACTATAGTGCTGTTGCCAGTTCGCTAATTTATTGTAATGGCACAACTGATTACATCGAGATTTATGCTTATATTGGCAACGCAAATACTATCGCGGGCAACCAAGCATATACTTATGTAAACGGCTTTTTAGCGAGGGCTGCATAATGTCGCTCTACGATCAAATCTGCGAATACTATCCTGAGTTGACTAACGCTGACTTCTCTCCGTTCGGCGGAACGATCATCCTGCAAAACGACAGCGATGGCTTAGGCGACTACATCAAGGCGTGGAACCATCCAACCCTGCCGCATCCGCCTTTCGGCTACGACCCGCATAAGTAACACGGAGTTGCGGCGATGGACTTGCAGCACGTCCTTAACTTCGCCATAGGTGCAGTCCTTGCCGCTCTCGGCTGGTTCGCTCGTCAACTGTGGGATGCAGTCGCCGCGCTGCGTGACGACATCCGCACGCTCGAGCGCGATCTCCCGGTGTATTACGTTCGCAAGGACGACTTCGTCGATGCCATGCGGCGTGTCGAAGACATGCTTGGAAAGATTTTCGACAAGCTCGATGGGAAGGTGGACAAATGACGTTCGGTATCGGAGACGCAGTCGCTGCCGGCCTGAAGGTCATCGACAAGTTCATTCCTGATCCGCAGGAGAAGATAAAGGCCGAGCAGGCGCTGAGGGCTGATCTTCAGGCATGGGACAAGGGCCAGACCGACATCAACATTGAAGAGGCGAAGCACTCGTCGATCTTCGTTGCCGGATGGCGTCCCGCGCTCGGATGGACGTGCGCCGTGGCCTTCGGCTTCATCTATGTCGTCGGTCCTCTCATCACATGGGGATCGACGCTGGTAGGCCGTCCAGTTCCGCTTCCTAGCTTCAACGTCGAGGCGCTGATGAGCCTGACGCTGGCGCTCCTTG